TGAGCGATTGACGCGCTGCTGCCAACTGTGTCATCAAGGAATAGGGTGGTTCCGCTGTTTGGCGCGGAAGCGATGGGAACCGATTCATACGGTCCGTCACTCGCGGGTGGGTCAGCTGTGTTTGAAGACATTCTTCCAGAAAACTGGGTCGCGGGTGTGGCAACGGGTTTAGCGCTACCGGATGGTGAGATCGGGGGGGAACCTGTTTTACGTCTGTGTTCAAAGACCATGGACTGCTGCTGACCAAGATCGGTCTCGAGATCAACTAAATTGAAAAACCCTTCTTTCAGAGTGCGTTCAAGGTAGTATTGCCGATTCCAAGTCTTTGGACTATAAATTCCCTCAAAGAAAGCCTTCATTCCAGGAGTATATTTATCCCAGATTTCTTGGCCATGTAGAGAGAGTTCATGCAGAGACGTTTCGAGATTGGTGCAAGCGACCTCCAAGTACTGGCTCTTCTTCGTCCACAGCGGAATTTCTAACACTGTGTCTAACGATAAAGGCAGCACATATCTACCACCAAGGGTCAATTCCCTACGAGGTGATCTCTTCAACAATTGGAGATGCTCAATAGGATGCATGACCTTTGCTAAAGGTTGGTCTTTTTGCGCCGATGTCGCACGGTATCCTAATTCTGCCAGATATCCAGCCAGTTTTTCCTCAGTCATCTTTTCGACATAGTAAATAGAAACGGCAATGGCGTTGTCGTCTCCAAGAACTTCTACTTGGACGTTATCTTGGAATTCTGGAATACAGGAGATCTCGTTGTCATTTGCTCTATAAAAGCAATACCTGAGGTTAATCAAGTTAATGAGACAGTTGATCAGGGTGGTGAGGTAGTTACCGCTTGGCATGGAACCGGGCCACTGCTCTAAAACAGTACCACGAATGTGGTACGAATTGGCAATGGAACGGCCATATGTTTCACGGGCACGTTGGTGAGACGGGTGGTCATCGTACCACAAGTTGATAACATGGATAGCGAGCATGATCATAATGGCATTGTGATCAGTATCGTAACCCGAGTAATCAAGACAAGCAATATTATCGAAATTCCCAAAACGCATGAACCTCTCAGTAAAACCTTGAGCTTGCGTGTAGGGATCGAATCCGATGAGAGTCTCGTTGTCCAGGGTGGTTTCGCACATAAAGTCGCTGAAAGCGCCGAATAACATGCAGCCAGTTATGGCCGCATCGAACGGCGCCCCGCTAACGAGGCGTGGAGCTCTCTTCTTGGAGAACTTCCTTCTCTCAACCTTTAAACAGTCTTGATAGATCCACATAGGGAGCATTCCTTCAGACAGTTGGTTGAGGTTATCCTCGCACTTCTTTGCGAATTGTTTCGCGTTTTTACCAGGAACCAGGGAACCGTCGACTTCTTTGCGCACAACCGATTTCTTCGGTTGGCCAATAGCCATATACGGGTAACCTGCGGAGGTCGACAGTTCACTCTTACCAAGGGCTTGGTGGAATGACTGGAGCGATTTGCTCCGCGCCCAAGGAATCTTGCTTAACTCATGAGCGAGTTGTTCAGCAATCCTTGTAAGCACAGGTTCTTTCTCTTGGAGTGATTCAGTGAAATCTAACACTCTTGCACAATAAGGTTCTCGCGCTTGAGGGTAATTCGCTGGACGTGTATCGCAAATCTCCGTCTTTCTTTCGACGTAAGGCGCAGTAGCTCCTTGGAACTCAACTATTTGACAGTTGGTGTGTGTTCCGGATGCAGGCGTCACGTCTAAGTTGACAGCAAATTTGTGAACGTTCACGTCGTAAGCGCATTTCACAGCAACTTCGGCATAAGCGTTTCCAGCAAGGGCGACGTTGAAGTCTGGCATGTTGACCAGGGGAAAGTAGCAATCATCAACGGCATGTCCCACAGCTCGGAGAATTTCTTCACGAGTGATGCGGTACGAATAACCGTAGGCGGGGAGATTCTTTTTCTCATCCCCAGCAATATGTGCTCCAACAACCCGGCCTCCAGACGTGCCATCAACGTTCATAACTAGCGAACCGCAATCTCCATATGTCATAGGGAAATTGTATTTCAACAAGTTTGGCACGAAGCTGATGACTTCTTCACCGCGATCATTCATAGTTCTGATTGAACGACCGGCGAAACCTTGTACTGGGGTGGCTTGCTTCTCCTTAGGTTGGAGAATTTGACCCGTGAAACCGTCTAGGCTGTTGTAGGCGCCTTTGCCCATTTCAGCATCTGTAACGTAGTGGGCTAGAACATTTCGCATGTTCGGTAGCTCTCTCGTTGCGATTCGGACGATTACCTTGTCTTCTTCAGACGCACCCTTGTTCAAAGTAAGGATGTCATCCATAGACACCGTGACATCTCTGCAACCTTCCTGCTTGAGGATGTAATGGTTGTGAGTTTTGTCAGCTCCGATGGCGACAAGATGGTGGGTCACCCTTCCAATAAAATGGTAGGGCATGTGTGCGACATTATCGGCTACAAAATTAATGTAACCTAGTCTATTGTAATCAGAACCATTCCAAGCGTAGATTTCCCACATGTTCTTTCTAAGAACTTCACAGACGTTATCGTGTTGTACGAAACCCATCTGTTGGTGGACTCCCTTAACCAATTGCCTAACTGGCATTTTTGGTTTTTGAGGACCTAACTTTTGAATGTGTCTAAAAACGGATTCTGACTCATGGGACACAGCGACTGTTTCCTCGTCGTTCTTCAATCCTTTGATTCCAAAGAAGAGAGCTGCCACGGGGACAATTGCTGCGCACGCCAATCCGATAGCGTGCTTGTGCTCTGCAAAGAAGTCTTTTAACCACTGCATAGCGTTATACATTCCCTCTTTAAGGGAATTAAACGCGTTTGACAACGTGGCCTTAACTTCTGAGAGCGAGGGAGTGAGGACGTCACGAATGCGCAATGCCATTCGATGAATGCCTCCAGCGACGATTTTGTTCGCATCTGCCAACGTAAGCTTGCCAATATGAATGGCACACCCGAGGAAGATGGACGAAATTGTGACTGTAGTCAACAAGGCACCTGTAGCGAAATAAATCGCCCTACGGAGTACACCGACAGGTCCTGAGCCTTGCCTCCTAGCGACAGGGTTGACGATCGTGATCCATTCTTTTCCCTCCTTAATCACATGAACTTGGTTGTTCTTAGGATGGGGGATTTTTCTAATGGGTTCGGCACGAACAGGCAAAAAGCCCGCTGGGAACATCTTGCTATACGTCGCATAGTCCATGACGGTATCGTCTGGTTCTGATGTGACAGTAGCGGGGAACAACTGTTTAAACTCTTTAACAGTCATGTTTGGTCCTGTAAAATGTTCGAAATCGCGGGGTACGTCAGACCCATTCCTGGGCACCGATAACTCGGCTCCCTGTTGAACGCTGACGGTTTTCGTGTCGCGCATATACTGCATCCACTTTTGAGTCTGGTCAAAAGCATCAACATCTGCGCGCAACACTGGGCCAACATCAGCCATCACGTTCCTAACCGAAGCGTGCACCAATTCATTGGGCGCTTCAACCATAGGATCGTTGGCATACGTGTCAAGGATCTTGTCGAACTGCTCGTCGTTGACTTCTGGAAAGCTCTCGTCACAGAGAGCAATATCATCCAGAACTTCACGACTAAGGCCACACTGCTGTCTTGCGGCGGCAACATAGTCAGGAGCTAACTGCGGGTTGGCGGCAAGGAAATCGCGAAGAGATACCATCTCTTTTTCGGCGCGAGCATCCATGTCATCTCCAACTTGTTGCAATTGTTTGGCTCTCTTTTGGCGAAGTTCAACAACTTTGATGATTAGTTCGGGGACTTTCATCGTGCCGATGTCAACGAACTTACCCTTTTCTGCCACGATCTTTCTTCCGTGACGATCATAGGTATCTTGAGCATCGTGTATCGGCAACCACTCCTGAACGACCAAGTTGTAAACGTCAGTCGAGAACCCTTCTAACTTACTCCTATGTTCTTTAAGAGAAACATTAAGAGTGAAGTCACACCGTCTGTAAACGGCATCCGGTTCTTTGACTGTTTCGTCATGAAACTCAGTAGCATTCGTGGTGGCTAACACATAGCGAGGGGCCACTGACTTCTCTTCTTTAGAGAATGCCATTCGTGGGAACCAAGCTTCAGTGTTAACCGCGCTGATGAAGTCCATGAGAGGGGCATAATCGCCACCTTTCACACCTGGTCTTTGTAGCCAATCGTCAAGAGTGACGATCATGGCACACGGACTAATACCATCATAGTAATAATCCTGACCCTTGTGGTAAAGGTACGTGGCAGGCTTTTCTTTATAAGCCGCCATCATAGCCTCTCGAACTTTGGGATCCTTAATCAACTCCATTTCGAACTTGAACAAAACAGTTTCAATATAGCGCATTAGGAACGTTTTCCCTTGTCCAGGAGTCCCTTTAGCTACAATGGAAACAGGTTGGGCGCGTGCTTTGCACGCCTGCCCCAACAAATCTCTCATCTTTTGGATTACATCCTCAAGAGTTTTTAAGATTCTGTTCATAGTAGGTAGGTGTTGATTGTCTTTTCTCTTGGCTAACAAGTCACAAATTTCTAACCCTCGCTTGTGTAACGAAATACCACGATTAAGTTGATATGTCGAAACAGCAAGGATTCCCGAACGCGTTTCAGCAATAAGGGTTGTAACTTCCGTCGAAAAAGCTTCAATTGTGAAGTCTTTATCGTCGGTGGTGAAACCAAGAACGGATTTGAAGTCATCTGCAAATGCAGATAAAAGCTTCATAGCCGCGGTGATGATAGTGCCGGCTCCCCTTGAGGTGGAACCGACATCTTTCATCGTGTTGAAGAACAACGATTTCTTACTTTCGGCTTTGGAAAAGCCTAAAGAAGAAAAGATTGCGAACAGAGAACCGACAGTTTCATTGTCGAGATCAAAAAGTCCGGCATGTTGTTCTGCAACGGAATCTTCACTTTCATCAACCAAGGGAATCGCGTCTGGGCGAACATCCATTTTTCCTGTCAACATCATCGACATAGCAGACTGAATTCTATGAATCAGGGCTGAATCTTTAATGACGCTGAAGTAATGGATGAACGTATACAGAGCTGATGCCCCACAGACAAAAGCTACGGAGGTAGACCATTCTTTCCTCAGGGCCGCGTAAGACAATGCAAACACAACCGGGACAAGTAATGGTGCCAGATGGTATATTGAGACTAAAAAGTCTTTAACCCAACTGATTGTACCTCCAACCCCTGCAATCGCTGAGACAACACTGTTGCTAAGAGATGTATTCTCAAAGCCTGTGGTAAAAGCACCAGAAACAACAGACCCAACTTTCTTGTAAACATCACCACTCGTGATGTGGTCTACAAGACCGTTGACTTTTTCCGTCGTGTTGTTGATAGCTGCCTTTGAGTCAGCAAATGTATCGTTCGCATTTTTAAGGAACGTTTTGGTCAGGGGGGGTATTTCTCCAATTGTGCGAATCAACTCACGCAAACCCATTTCAGGTTCAGTGGACGGAGGTGGTTCACGCGGTAAAACCGCGGACATCATCCTCTGCATTTGTTGCACAGCGGGACCTTTCCCTTTGAAAGTACTTTTAATAAGTCCGATTCTTTCACCGAAGTTCTTAAAGAACGATCGCAAGGGATGTTTGTCCTCTTTGGAGTAGGTACGGTCGACGCGAAGCAGAAGTTGAACAACTCTATTACTACGATGCCATAAACGGTCGTTTGTACCGTAATGCACCATAATATTCGCGTAGAACGAGAGGAAGCGGCGCGAAGCGCCAAGGAATTTTTCAATGAAAACGTATTTCTGATATGATAGCAACGGTGATGTTCCGGCGCCTCGAAGTAACTCGCGCGGGAAGATCGTGACCAAAGACACAATCACATCAAAAATCATTGGTATTTTGTACCCAAGAGGTACTAACCAATCGAAATCAGTGGGTTTTTGTCGGGTTCGCAACCGACGATTCGCTTGGTGACAAGCATCCCCTATTATTGTTTCGGGGATCAAGTCAAGGGCCAAACGAGTCTGGAAGTACGAAGCCACGGTTTTAAGCGTGTCTTCAGCAATTCGTAAAACGGAGTCACCAACTTCAGCAAATATCGCCTCAGCAGCGGCTTGAGCCGTGGCTGGGTCGAGTTTATATAAGACCGAGTAGATAAAATGTGAAGCAACAAATTCAAAATCAAGACCAAGTGGAGCGAGCTCCCCATGTTCTCTTTGAAAACGAAGTCGTAACCTATGCACAAAATCAAACCATTGTTGAACTTTCAGATCCGGGAACATAAGTGAAACCCTATTCGCGAGTAAGTCAAAAGCATGAGCGTAATTCGCAACAATAGGATCTTCTTGTTCAAAACCATCATCAGAGCCTTCATCATCGCCTGTAAAAACGAGATAATGGGTAATTCCGGCCGGAAAGTGGGCTCTTTCGACGTCTTGATCTTTCAATTTGACAATCGGTAAGAGTGACCACCAATCCTCATCCATCAAAGCCTGTGCTTGTAGATTAAGTTCAAGTCGTTCAATATGACGAGTAACTGAATCACGAACATTAACTTCGGTGATCGGGTCAGAAAGGGGCAGGGGGTGAGCAACCTCCTCAGATGAACTAGAACTGGTATCAGTAACAATTTCATTGTTGAGAGGTGAAGGCTCAAAAGGCGCAGACGAAGCAAATACGGTATGTGACAACTGGGCAACAGCCATATCAATCATGGCGGGCGAGCTTGAAAGCTCTAGTGCGCTCTGTAGCGTTTCCTGTTCAGGGAGGCTCGCAGAGACAGCGGTGTTAACTCGAGACAAAGACGACATTGGAATTTCGAATGCTAGTTTACAAACCGTGAGCACACAATGTATGACAACATGTGACGAATTCACGAGCTAAACACTAGACTTGGCAGAAAAGACGGTTCTAAACTGCGTGACTAGCAAAAAGGAACAAAGAGTTATGTTCCTGAGTTATTTACCCTTTAACGTGGC